ATGAGTATTTTGTTTATGAAATCCACACTTAAGCCATAGAATGTAGCAATACGTCGCAATCTTTAAAAGATCCTTCTCTCGCAGAAAATTCTTAAATTAAATCTAACGGAGATGTGTATTAATATGAAAGTGTACAATACTACAGTGGAAACAAAGAAGGCTCATTTTGATAAGTTTGCTGCATTGATCGGTAATCAATTTAAGCATGGCGGTGACAAATACAAACTTCCTGGGATGGAAGATAGAGAGGCAACGGATGTAATATCAGCAGTATTTGGGGGTGAGACACAGACAGATTGGGTACTTGGGACTATGCTGAAATATATATTTAGATTTAAGAATTTTCTGCGAGAGAAGGATCTTTTAAAGATTGCGACGTATTGCTACATTCTATGGCTTAAGTGTGGATTTCATAAACAAAATACTCATGACGAGGATGTGAAAAAATGAAAAAGTCTATAACAAAAGCGAATGTTATAAAAGCATTAAAAAAAGAAAAATTAAAGTGCGGATGGTTTTTTAATTCAAATGTTACGATAAACAATGTGGTTGACTGTTCAGTTTGTGCCGTTGGGGCGGTATTACGTCATATGTCATTTGAAAAATGGGCTATCGAGCAATGTTTAAATACAAATGGACTGGGATATGCCGCTGTTGAAAACAAATATATATCAGAGGATATTAATCAATTATTAAAAGAAAAAAATTATCTGGGTGCATTGTCAAATTATTTTGAAGATTATCACGGAGATCGTGCTAAAACTATAGCATTTGTTAAGAAACACTTTCCCAATAAACTTACGATTACTATTACACATGACATGTGTTAAATGTCAATGTAATTTTAAAGCTACTAGTAAAAACCTTCTAAAGGGAAAATTTCTATGCCCAAAGTGTCGATGGCTAAACGACAAATAGAACCTCTTCCATTGGACAAATATGGGGCAAAGTTACACATAAATGAGCCCGCAATATTTGACCCACGCCATCCCGTATCATTAGATGTTGAAACTGATGAACAGGATAACTTTGTCGGACTGGGGATGTGTCAATCAGATAAGGATGTATATTATTGGGACCAGCATCAATGGTGTGACACATTTAAAGATTTTATTGGTTCATTTAAATATATTATGCAGGGTGGAGCATTTGATATACGGATGTTAAAGAAGTGGGGGGTGTGTACAGATTATCCTAGATTAGAATGGGATACTCGAATATTAGCGTATACACTTGATAGTACATTACCATCATATAGTCTTAAACCATTAGCCAAACAATTTATTGGTATGGAATGGCCTACGTATAAAGAGATGGTGGGAGTGGGGAAGAGTAAAGTTACACTTGATAAACAACCCGTTGAAAGAGTGGCGAGATATTGTGGTTTGGACACGCTTGCCGAATGGAAATTGAAGAATTATTTTTTCGGGAAAATGTCAACCCGACAACTAACCTATTTTCGAGAAATTGAAATGCCATTATATCGACTTCTCTCTCAAATGGAAGATAAAGGTGTGCAGTTAAATGTTCCCCATCTTCAATCATTAAATGTATCGTTTGGAAAGCAAGTTGATTATTGGCAAAAATTAATAAAAGATTGTTATGGAGATTTCAATCTTAATTCTCCAAAACAAGTAAAAGAAATGTTTAGGTTGTGTGGATTAGAAGTTCCGTCAACCGGCGTAAAAATATTGAGTCATTATACTGCCCACACTGTTGTGAGACAGTTATTAGTTTACCGAAAATTTAAAAAGTTAAAATCTACATATACAGACCCATTTCTAAAGTCTTTTACACTCCCCCGGCTACATGGGCGGTTTTTACAGAAAACAATTACCGGACGACTTGCATCTAGTAGTCCTAATTTACAGAATATTCCTATACGAAGTGACGAAGGTAAGGACATACGTCGGGGGTTTGTTGCCAAATCAGGGCATAAATTACTGGTTTTGGATTACAGTCAAATTGAATATAGATTGTTTGCCCATTTCACAGAAGATCCCACGCTTATAAAAGCATACAAGGACGGGGAGGATATACATGTTACGACAGGTAGGTTGGTTGGACGAGACAGAACGATTGGTAAAACTATTAATTTCGCTGCCATCTACGGAGCGCAGCCTAAGAAAATCGCTCAGACAGCTAATATTACAGAGAGCGAAGCGGCCAATATTCTATCAAGATATTGGGCCGGGCTTCCTCACGCCGCCGTCTGGATTGGAAGAACAAAGTGGAGTGCAAAGAAAGATGGCGGAGTGAACACATTACATGGTCGCTTCATTCCATTAAAACAAATTCATTCGTCTAATCAATGGGAGCGAGCCCACGCCGAGAGAGTGGGGGTGAACGCCATCATTCAAGGGAGTGCGGCGGAGATAATTAAGAAAGCTATGTTGATAGTATACCACAGATGGCGTGAGGTACCAGTATTGCAAGTGCATGATGAATTAGCTTATGAAATAGAAAAGGATAAAGCGGAGGTGATGTTAGATGCAATTGCTAAGATTATGGTGGAAGCAGCTAGTCTCCTGGTTCCCTTGGAGGTTAGTAAAGGCATCGGAGATAACTGGGCTGATACAAAACAATAACGCTTTTAGTCAATTAGTTAAAGTATATAAAGATGATATTCAAGGATATTGGATACCATTAGTGGCAAAATTACAATCGACGTTAAAGAAATCTGATCAACTTGATACCAGGTATGTAGATCATTGTAATACATATAATTCCCATCATGAATACGAATTTTATTATGCTACACCCACAGTGTCGACGTGGAAATGCAAATATTGTGCCAAGGAAAAATGGGAATGGGAGGATGTGGGTAGCGGTGGGTAAGAGAAAGAAACGAAAGAAGCGTGTGTACAATTTACAGCGAAAATTGATTGCAGCAGTACGACGTGTCTTTTTCTACTCACCATTAAGATATGAAGCCAGTAAAAAAGCAAAAACAAAAGACGGAAAATACAAGTGTAATAACTGTGGAAGAGTATTTGAACGGGCTATTATCGACCACATACAGCCAGTGGTCCATCTTGAAAAAGGCTTTGAAGGATGGTCTACTTACGTACGACGATTATTTTGCTCTGTACACCTACTCCAGAACCTTTGCACACAATGTCATAAAACTAAATCGGCGGCGGAACGAAAGGTGCGCCAAAAATATAAAAAATGAAAATGAGTAACTGGACATTGTTTGGTTTTACTTCTAGTATGCTGTGTTTAGTGACAGCCCACTATACCAATAATTTCCATAGTTATATATTGGGCTTGATAAGTTTTGGAACGTCTGGTATACTATTAGTACTAGATCAAAGGAGATAACCTAATTGAAAATACTTTGTGTGGGTGATACTCACTTTCCTTTTATCCATCGTCGTTATTTGGTTAAGATGGTGCAATGGGCCGAAGATAACAAACCTGATATTATCATTCAGATTGGGGATCTATATGACAATTATTCCTTCTCTAAATACACGAAGGTAGTTAATATGCTCACACCTGAACAAGAATTAAATCGGGGACGACTATTGGCTGAACAAATGTGGACCGATTTACAAGCAGCGGCTCCCAAAGCAGAATGTTATCAAATGATGGGCAATCATTGTGCGCGTATTATTAAACGAGTACTAGAAAGACTTCCGGCTCTCAGTATGAAAGTTAAATTGAAAGAGAAGGTGAAAAGCTTACATAATATAGATCAATTATTTGAATTTCCTAATGTGATTTCTGTTCTGGATTATCGAGCCGAGCTTACGTTAGAAGGTATTTTATTTGTGCATGGATTTAGAGGTAATATAGGAGAACACGCTAAGTACTTTCAGCGTAGCGTGGTAACTGGACATTTACATAAGGGTGGGGTGTTGTATCAGAAGATTGCAAAGAAAGTATTATGGGAATTAAACTGTGGATTTTTAGGTGATTCAAAGCTATTACCATTTCAGTATGGAGAAACTAAAACATCTAATTGGACACCGGGATTTGGGGTTATCGAGAAAGAATGTGGAGTGTGGGTACCCCGTTTCATTGCATTTTAAGGATTTATTCATGACAACACAAACATGGATAACATCTTCTCCGTTTATTAAAAAGATGATGTATATATTTAAAGTGAAACATCTTAAAATGAATGTGAAAGTGAAGTGGCCAATGGACGAGGAGTATGCGAAATATATTTATAGAAACAGAGTGCATTGGGTATATAGTGAATCGGGAAAACGTCATACAATAGTACATGAAATACTCCACGCTCTTAAACGATCTATTAGAAGTAATACAGACGTGAGTGACTATGGGTATGATTATGACCCCGAAGAATA